GCCATAACATTCTACTACAAAGTATATAAATACACCGAGTAAGGAGGGGAACAATGGATACTTTACACACAATCAAATCAGTCGGCAGCGAAGACGGACGGTTTGTGCAAATTGAGGTTGACCGGGAAAAGAAATGGGTGGAAATAGACCCCGCCGATGGGACCATAAAGCGAGAAATAAAGTCCCGACGGTTCGTTGAGTATGACGATGCCGGAAACATTACAGCCGTACACAACATCAATTACAGCGAATTGCTTGAAACGCAGGGTGTCGAGGCATTCCTGGCCGGGAAGAAGGGCTTTGAAGTGCAGGACGAGGCGCTAAAAGCGGTTGAGGGCAAGGACTTGATAACAACGTACAAGGTCACTGAGGGCCGGTTGGAAGAGAAGCCAATCGTAAAAGAGTAGCCGCTCAGAAGATGCGGCTTTTATTTTAAATCCGGAGGTGGTGCTGGTGGAACTGGACCGCCTGTTCCAGGCCAATGTCAAGCCCGTGTGGGCTTTTTTGTTTGCGGTTTTCAATTATCTTATTTGTCCGGATGCGGCTTACTTGCCGGCCATTACGGCGGTATGGGCGGCTGTAATTCTGGATATCCTTACCCGGCTTTTCGCCAATTCCCGGCAAAGCGGGGGGTTTTTTAAGGCGGTCAAGGCCAAGGCCATCTCCAGCGATACGCTTTTTAACCGCACGGTTATTAAGGTGGTGGCGTATTTAAGCCTGCAGATCCTGGCCGGGCTGTCCATGCGGGTGCTGCCCCTGGAGCAGGTAAGCATTGCCGTGGCCACGATTATATATTCATTTCTTTTTGTCCGGGAGGCAACGTCGGTGGTGGAGAACCTGGTGGAAGCTGGGGCGGAGGATCTGAAGCCCTTATTGTTTTGGCTTAAGAAAAAAGAGGCCGCTTTGACGGAAGATCAAATGAAAGTAAATCCAGTGATGCCAATGAAGCCGCCGGATATGCCGGCAGATACAGACAGGGGGGAGCGTGGGGACGATGAGCCAAGAGTTTAACATTGAATGGACAGGCACATCGAATTACAACAAGGGGCGCAGCGGGAGGGCGCCGCTGGCCATTGTAAATCATATTACAGCCGGACGGTTTCCGGGCTGCTTGTCCTGGATGCAGAACATCGCTGCCCAGGCCAGCGCGCACTACCTTGTTACTAAAACAGGCCGGATCCTGCAGTTGGTCAAAGACGAGGACACGGCATGGCACGCCGGAGCGGTGCACAAGCCCAGCTGGCCGCTGTATAACGGGACAAACCCCAACCGGTACACTCTCGGTATTGAGCACGAGGGCATGCCCGGCGATGCGCTGACCGAGGAGCAGTACCGGGCAACATTGTGGCTGCACCGGCAACTGACAAAGAAGTGGAGTATTCCGGTGGACCGTGACTATATAATCGGCCATTACCGGATTGACAGCGTAAACAGGTCAAATTGTCCCGGTTCCGGGTTTCCCTGGGACCGGCTGTTTTCAGATTTGAACAGGGGGGATCAAGCTATGGCGGGAAAACCGGAGGACTGGAAATTAAAAATTATTCAGGACGCAAAAACAGCCGGACTTATTACCTCAGACCACGATCCGTGTGAAACTGTGGAATTTTGGATGTTGTGCGCCGTTGCCTTAAACCTGTCAAAGGCGGTGAAAGGGGCATGAGGTCTTTTTTAGAAAGGCTGAAAAGTCGGAAGTTTATTATGGCTGTTGCCGCTGCTTGCGTCGCCGGTATTAAGGTTTATTACCCGGACTTTCCGGACCAGGCGCTTTATGCCATCGTCGGGGCTTGCATGGGTTATGTGGCTGTCGAGGGGGCTGTTGATGCCGCGGCGCAGCTGGCCAAGTGGGCAGCAAAAAAGCAGATAGAAAAATAAATTATTCCACGTGAAATAAAGGCCCTGCTCTTCGGAGCGGGGCCTTACTTGTCTTTAAGAGTCTTTCTTTTCAGCCACTCAGCATTTACCATGTTTGCATAATATACTTTTTGCTCAATGAATAAAGGTTGTTTTTATCGCTTACTTGTCAGTTTCTATTGGCTTTCATTTCCGAAACTGCTGTTTTAATGCTATTTCTTAAAGCATCAATATCTACTTCACCGCAAATTAATATGACAATACTGTCTTCAATTTCTATGCAGCAATGGCACTCATCATTTTATCTCTAGCCACTCCTTGATCCATATTGTCACCCTTACATTTTTAAATCGTATAAACTTACCCTCTTCAATTTCCTGCTCAATTTCCCTGGCGGCTGACTTGCATTCCCTTAAGGTATCCCTGGTAACATACTCAAATAATTGTTTTTCGCTTGCATCCCTACCGACATAAATAGTGGCTTGGTATGTTCCGTTGGGACGCTTTTTGATACTGGCCAAGTTATTTCACCTCCGATTTAAAAAATACAGCTTTGCCTTCAATAAATATGTGTTTCATGTCTTTTTTCTTAAAAATCATTTCTGGATAATTAGGGTTTTCCGCTCTCAAGATAACATTACCATTAAGACTATAAAACTTTTTCAGAGTGGCTTCGCCGTCAATAACAACAACGGCTATTTCTCCGTTTTCAACATATGGCTGTTTATGAATATAAACTAAATCGCCGTCTAATATTCGTGCGCCTATCATGCTGTCACCCTTTACTCTAAGGCAAAAATCCACATTAAAATCTACACTGACGCATTCGTATCCTTCGATATTTTCTTCAGCTAATATTGGTATGCCCGCTGCTATTGTACCGATAATTGGAATGTTTTTACATTCTTGTTGGTCATCTGTATATTTATGTACGTTTGCTCCCATTAGCCATGCAGGGCTAACATTAAAAAAATTTGCCAAATCATTTATTGCGCTTCTTCCCGGACCATGTTCTGCTTTTTCATATCTGCTGACGTTTGCATTGCTCATATGTAACTTTTTAGCTAAATCTCTTTGACTTAACCCCGCATTTTCTCTGCATTCCTTTAGCCTTTTCGCAAAAATATATATATCCATGAAACACTCCTCTTTTCCTACAAGCTAATTTAATCCAAACTCTTATAATTGTTATTATAATAAAATTGTTACACATTATGCAACGGTTAAATTAAATAATTTTAAATTGTTACTAAAATAGTATTTACAATTTTAAAGCGCGCTGGTATAGTGAAGGTGTCACGAAATACGTAACACTCTTTTATAAGGAGAGATAAAATGCGAAGGAAAAACGTAATATGTCAACCATTTGATAAGATAAAAGGCTTAATGAGGGAAAAGAGAATATCGCAACAAAAATTATCTGAAGACTTAAATATATCTATTGTTACCTTAAACAAAAAATTGAACGGAACAGCCGATTGGACTTGGACAGAGTTAGAAAAAATGATAACCCTGTTTGAGATTCCGGACAATTTAATAGAATCTTATTTCTTTCCCAAAAAGGTAAGTTAAAGAATTACCACAATCAACTGATTCGGTAAAAAAGACGATACGCCGTAAGCAAGCTCCTTAAGAAGGATTGATCTCAATGCAAAAACTATTCCGCCACCCGGCAGTTATTCTCGCAGATTTATCCCGGAGATACGCGAGGGGTGAAATGCGACACATAGAGTACATGCGCAGCCTGGCCTTCATCCTCCGCAGGGTGATAAAAAAGAAGTCCTATGAATGCGGAGGGGTGCTGTACGTAGACCACGGGAACCTTAACACCCCAGGTCTAACCCACCCGCTTGTAACCCTAGAAGCTCTTTACATCGCTCCCAAGGGCGCTTGTCCGGCGTGCGGCGCCAAGGACTGGTGGGTAATGCAGGGGGCAAGCGTGTTAACT